CTCTAACGCTACATTAAAGGCTGGAGACAGCGTAAAAGACTATGCAAGTTTCTGGAAATCCGTGAAAATAAGATTTCACAACCCATCCAACGGAATGTCTAAGGAATCATATATCAATTACCTAACGTCAAACAGCACTACCCAAACAATTACAACCGACAAAATATCAACAATATTCCCAAGCAGTAATTCGCTAAAAGGATACACCACAATACAAGGTATCTATGTAGGACAATTTCCAGGAGATGAGACATTATACAGAAACTCATTGAATACAATCTTAAATGAACAAAAACTAGAGACTCTCGATAAAATCCGAGATGAAATATTAAAGCAGCCTGGGAATGTAGCGTTAGAGATGACAGAAACAAAAGACGCCGACGTCAACAATCTATTTGCAGCAATAAGAACAGCAGCAGTAAACAAACTAGGAGGACTGGTGTTAAAAACATACGACAGCGACATTTTCAACAACTGGGTAAAAACAGATTGGATAGACGGGGAAAACGGTATTTCAAAGATAACAGCATTAAAGCCCGACGAGGATGGAACAATTACAATGGATGCACTAAACCTACAGCAAAAGGTGTACAACATGTTAAACCGAATCGCTGTATCGGGTGGAACATACCGAGACTGGCTAGAAACAGTATATACAGCAGGAAGATATCTCGACAGACCAGAAACACCAGTATTCCAAGGTGGAATGAGTCAGATGATAGAATTTGACGAAGTAGTCGCAACAACAGGAAACACAGAGGGTCAAGTGTTAGGAGAACTGGCAGGTAGAGGATACGCAAGACAACCGAACACAAGCGGTAGACTCCACTTCCAAGTTGAAGAACCTGGATATGTAATGGGAATCATGGCAATCACTCCGATGGTCGATTATTCACAGGGTAACGACTTTGACCTCAATCTGTTCACAATGGACGACTTGCACAAACCAGCATTAGACGGTATCGGATACCAAGACCTAATGAACGAGCAACGTGCATGGTGGACTGCACAACAAGAAGGAACAACAATCACCGATACAACTCCAGGAAAATCAGTTGCATGGATTGACTACATGACTAATTTTAACAAAACGTTCGGAAACTTTGCAGCAGGAGGAAGCGAGGACTTCATGGTTCTAAACAGAAACTACGAAAGAGGAGCTGAAAACGGAATTGCGAACGGCTCAACGTATATCAATCCTCAAGAACATATTGACATCTTTGCAGATACGGCAATAGATAGTCAGAATTTCTGGGTACAGACAGCCTGCGAAATCACAAGACGTGGTAATTACTCAGCAAAACAAATTCCTAATTTCTAAAAAAAATACGACTATGTTAAGAAAAAGAAACCTTAAGAGATACAACCCATTCAAGGAGTTTGAAACTAAATATGAAGAGGGCGAAAACATTCTAACAAAGATTAGAAGAATACTGGACGAAAACGAACCGTTAACAGACGGAGCGCCGCTAATCTACACACCAAAAGAGGACGGAGTAAGACCAGAGTACGACATTCGTACGGATAAGTGGCAGATTGCTATCAATGCAATGGACAGGGTCAATGCTTATAAACTCTCAGACTATACAAAGAACGGGAAGAATCCCGAACTCAAGAAAGAGCCAGAAGAAACAACAGGAAACAGTGAAGGAGGAACAAGCGAAGGAGATAACTCAGCTGCGTAAGCCTCAAACACTACATGCAAGATAAAAAGAGGCGGGGATGTTAAATAATATTCCCGCTTTTTCCAGCCAAAAAAGCGTGGTACGCATGTAGACTATTATATCAAGTATAATATAGTAACGCTTACTTAGAAAGAAGCGCGAAGAATGTAAACATTTTAAAACAATAAAATCATGAGTTTTGGACTTGGAATAAACGGAGCACTCGGAGGAGCAGCACAAGGGGCTACCATAGGAAGTGCAATACCAGGAATAGGGACAACAGTAGGCGGAATCATAGGAGGAGGTCTAGGGTTGCTAGGAGGACTATTCGGAAACGGAAACAGTACAAAGCAGCAAAAAGAGCTAATGGACAGAGCCTGGGAATACGAGAAGGAAGGCATGGGCATGCAATATCAATACGGGCAAATGGCTGCAGACGAAGCGCAGAAAAGAAACCTCGAAATGTGGAACTCAACCAACTTCGAGCAACAGCGCAAACATATGGAGAATGCAGGGCTAAGCGTAGGACTAATGTACGGAGGAAGCGGAGCAGGAAGCACAAGCACTGCAGGCGGACAAGCAACACAGCCAAGCGGACCAACAAGCAATCCAGTAGGGATGGCACTTCAATACAAGCAAATAGAGCAGCAAGACGCAGCAATAAAGTCACAGACGATGCTCAACCAGGCAGAGGCAGCGAAAGCGCTTGCAGAGGCAGGAAAAACGGCAGGGCCGGAATATAACAAGGCAACATGGGAAGCGAAGAACCTGGAAATTGAAAACAGAATCAAAACAATCACCGAAGGAATCACAGGAGCCAACCTAACAGAGTCCGAAGCGAACGCACAAAAAGCAGTAGCCGAATGGAACAGCGCGATGGCAAAAGCCGAAGTGGACCAGGCAACCAAAAAAACAGCCATCCAAACGATGAAACAGAACCTAATCAACATGCAAGCCGAAGGAGCGTTAAAGATAGTCGGAAAAGACTTATCAGTAACACAGGCAAGAATGATCGAAAGGGAGATGCAACTGTTAGGATACAGAGCAACAACCGAGAGGATGAGCGCGGAAGCGGCAAAAAAACAGGCTGAAAATACTGCTAACAAAATCATAAAAGATTACGAAAGAAGCGGTCAAAAATTGAACATAGACGAAAAAAACAGCCTAAGAGAATGGATATATGGAGGTATCAAAACATTATCATCATTTATACCAGGTAAGTAATGTGCTATTTTCCAATAAAAATCAAGAATAAGCGGTTCATGCCTACAAAGAAAAACGGGTATGAACCGCCCACTTGTACAGACGAGAGACTGCGATATATAGAAGTCGAATGCGGATACTGCTTCGAATGCAGAAAAAAGAAAAGAAATATGTGGAGAGTGAGGAACTTCGAACAACTAAGAGAGACACCTACAGCAATATTCTTTACGGGAACAGTATCACCAGAACGATATGACTACATCAAAGAAAAATATGAACTAAAAACAGATAACGAAATCATCACAAAAATACACAGGCTATTCCTAGAAAGAATAAGAAAGGAAACGGGGAAAAGCATGAAACACTGGTGCGTTACTGAAAAAGGACATACCAACACAAGAAGAATACACCTACACGGAATATTCTATGCACCAAACGGAATGACACAATTCAAACTAATCAATATATTAAGAAACAACTGGATAGACGGATACTGCTACAATGGAAAGTACTGTAATGAAAAGACAATAAACTACGTATCCAAATACATGACAAAAAAAGATGAAGACAATCCAGAATACACAGGGAAAGTGCTATGTTCTCCAGGACTAGGTGCAGGATACATAAAACGAATAGGAAAAAGACACGAATGGAAAGGAGAAGAAACAAAAGAAGATTACTATACAAGACAGGGGACACTAATAGCACTACCAAGGTACTACAAGTATAAATTATTCACAGAAGAACAAAGAGAACAACTGTGGATATACAGGGAAGAATCGGGGGAAAAATACATAGGGAACTTCAAGATAAAAGTAAAAGACGAAGAGAGCGAAGAATACTACAATACACTGAAAAAAGAACACAATGCAGAAGGTGTAAAGACACACAAAGACGACATCAAAGAAATCATAATAAAGAAGCTTCAGAACAGAAGGGACAAGAACAAAAAAAGCAAGGCAAAACAACTATTCGAACTATACGGGAAAGAATTGAGACAAAGGATAAACAACGACCAAAAGCTGGCAAAAGACATCGAAGCGTTCAAAAAAGTCTACGAAGAACAGATGTACTTCATGAGGACGTAACCAAATATCCAGAGACTTTAAGGAATAAAGATTATTCTGCTCGCTGTGCTCGCGCGTTCTTCACTGCGTTCATCACTTAGACGGTTCTTCTTCCTTCGGACTTGAACCGTTTTAAGCAAATCGGCCAATTGGGGTCGCAAGCGACAGGGTGTTTAGGGGAGCAGTTACCTTTAAAAGGAGAGGAAAGAAAGCTGCTATTCCGTTCGTCAAGGAAAGGAAGGTGAGCCCTATGCTTCGCATCACATTTCAGTCGTACCTCCCGAAATGAGGGAGGTGTATAACCACGCTTCGCGCGGTTGCCAAAAGTTACTAAACGTTATAAAAGCGTTAAATAAAAGTTAAAGCTCGGCAAAAATTTGTCGGGCAAAAAATGTTTGTACACATTTGCAGCGAAATCAAAACCGAAAAGATATGAAACATAGACAATTCAAAACAGAATGTATCTGCGTTGTAAACCTAGGGAAAAGCACAATCGTATGCAGTAACCTAAAAGAGGCAAAAAATAAAATCTACGAACGCGGGCTAAGGAATGTGACGTATGAAGTAAACGTGGTAGAAAAAAACACTGGAGTCATAAACGACACATATCATTTACGGTACACCGACTCTGGAATAATATTCCAAAAGCAAGTGTACTCAAGATGGAAAGAAGAACTTGCAAAGGCAAAAAGACAACAACTAACAATAATTACACTATTATGAAAAAAGAGAAAACAAAAAAAATAATTAAAACTCTAATCCAGATACTAAGATGGCTATATACTTTAATATCGAAGAAATGACAAAATCGGAAACCGCGTCAAAAAAAAGAATAGACAACGGGTTTCCCAGTATAGAAATCATGTACAACGCATTCAAAGTATTGGAAAGGCTAGACCTGGTAAGAGCGCACATGGATAAACCCATATTCATCAACAGCGGATATAGGTGTAAAGAATTAAACAAAGCGGTAGGAGGAGCAGAAAACTCATATCACACAAAAGGACTGGCAGCCGACTTTAGAACCGATAGTAAGGAAGATATACCTAGAATGTACAATTTCTTACAAAGGAACATAAAACGCTTCAATATACAGGAGCTGATAAAGTATGACACATTCATTCACATGGCGATAAAGCCTTAATATTAACAACTTAAATTTATCATTATGGTAGAAGAATTCTTCAAAATCCTTCCGAACAACACGGAGGAAAACGATTACGTAATCGTATGCGGTAATGTTCAAGCTTCAAGAGAACATTTCAAAACAGTGAAAGAAGCACAAGAGTATGTCAACTCAAAACCTTGGGACTTGATATTCACAATCAGCTATGCAGCACACAAAGCATTGAATGCACAAGAAGCAGAAGAAAACAAAAGTAAAACAAATCAAAAGTAAAAAGTTATGGCAATTACAAGAACAATCGGAAAAAACACTCTGGGTGACAACAACAAGATGCACATAAGACTCAGAGAATATGACATGTCGACACAGAATCTAAGCTATGTATTTAGGTCTACAATGGGAGTAGGTATGCTCGTACCATTTATGAAAATTGTATGTCAAAAGGGCGATATCTTCGATATCAAGCTGACTAACAAAACAATGACACATCCGACGTTAGGGCCATTATTCGGGAGCTTCAAACTGCAGCACTTCATCTTTACAGCAGGGTTCAGACTATATAACAGTTGGTTACACAATAACAGAACAGGAATCGGAATGAAAATGAGCGACATTAAGTTTCCAAAAGTGTTCAGAGGAGAGCCGCTAGATAAAATGCAAGAGATACAATACAATCCATCATCTTTATATGCATACCTCGGATGGAGAGGAACAAAACAAAAAGGGTCAAATGGGGCAACGAAAAACGGTATACCATGGCTTATGTATCTAGATATCTTCAAGAACTACTTTGCCAATACACAGGAAGACAACTTCTATATCATAACAGGAAACACAAACGCGTCGGTAGCCATAGACCAGCAAAACCAAACAAAAGCAACAGTACAAGTAGGAACAGATACAGAGGTAATA